GCCAGCCGTTCGCCTTGCGCCCGTGGCAGGAACGCATCGTGCGCCGGCTGTTCCGGACCAGGCGGGACGGCCGCCGGCAGATCCGGACGGCGCTGCTGATGCTGCCGCGCAAGAACGGCAAGACGGAGCTCGCGGCGGCGATCGCGCTGTATGGCCTGTTTGGGGACGGCGAGATGGGCGCCGAAGTCTACAGCGCCGCGGCCGACAAGGATCAAGCCGGGCTCTGTTTCGCGGTCGCCGCGCAGATGATCCGGAACGATCCGGTCCTGCTGGCGCAGTGTGACCTCGTCGACAGCCAGAAGCGGATCGTGCATCGGCCGTCCGGGTCGTTCTACCGGGCGATCAGTGCGGAGGCGTACAGCAAGCACGGGTTCAATGCGTCGATGGTGGTCTATGACGAGCTGCACGCCGCGCCGACGCGCGAACTGTATGACGTGCTGTCGACGTCGATGGGCGCGCGCGTCAATCCGTTGATGCTGGTCATCTCGACCGCCGGCTACGATCGCCACTCGATTCTGTGGGAGCTCTACAGTCACGCCCGCCGCGTGCAGGAGCATCCCGATCTGGATCCGTCGTTTCTACCGGTCATCTACGAAGCGCCGGCCGAGGCGGACTGGCGATCGCCGGCCGTGTGGCGCAAGGCCAATCCGGCGCTGGGCGATTTCCGATCGCTGGACGATATGCATATCGCGGCGAAACGCGCGATCGAAATCCCGGCCCAAGAAAACGTGTTTCGCCGGCTGTACCTGAATCAATGGACCGAACAGGCGGAACGCTGGATCAGCTTGGCGGCCTGGGAGGCGTGCTATGCGCCGCTCGAGCGAACGGCTCTGGCGCGCCGACGCTGTTTTGTCGGCATGGACCTGTCGACGACGACGGACCTGACGGCGCTGGTCGCCGTGTTTCCCGGCGGCGACGGCTTCGACGTGTTGGCAGAATTCTTCCTGCCAGCGGACAATTTGCCGGAACGGATCCGGCGCGATCGCGTGCCCTACGATCGCTGGGCCACCGACGGTCATCTCATCCTGACGCCGGGCAACGTCATCGATTACGAGGCGATCCGCGCGACGCTGCGCCAATGGGACGAAGCGTTTGACGTCCAGGCGATCGGCTTCGATCCCTGGAACGCCACGGACCTGGTGGAACGCCTGAAGGCACAAGACGGTTTCAACTGTCTGCCGATCCGGCAAGGGTTTGCGGCGCTGTCGTCACCCACGAAGGCGCTCGAGAAGGCCGTGCTCGGCCGGCAACTGCGCCACGACGGCGATCCGGTGCTGCGCTGGAATGTCAGCAACGTCAGCGTGGAAAGTGACGCGGCCGGCAATCTGAAACCCTCGAAACGGCTCTCGACGCAACGCATTGACGGCGTCGTGGCGCTGATTCTCGCGATCGACATGATGGAGCGGCATGCGCCGCTGCCGCCGCCGCACTATCAAATCTTTACGTATGGAGGGCCACCATGACGACGACGAACAAACCCGGCCGGCCGTCGGTGGACCCGACCGACGGTTCGCCCTCGGTCTATCTGCACGTCACGCTGAACGCCGCGCTCTATGACAAGTCCTATGCAGCGGCGCGGCGGCTGCGGATGACGGTGCCCGAGCTGATCCGGCTCGCCTTGCGGCGCGAGATCACGCGGGACCAGGGCCGTGAGTGACTTCGACGAGGACGCGGCGGCACTGGCCCAGGTGGCCGACGAGCTCGTCGCGCATCAGCGGGTCCACGGTAACTTGGTCATCGAACTCCCGCCGATTGCCGGCCTGCAACTGGCGACCCTGCTGCAGCTGTTGCCGCTGACCGCGCTGACGCCGGCCGCCGGCACGCTGGTCGGGTCGCTGCTGGTGCTGGTGCGGGCGTATTTCGCGGCGTGTCCGAGTGTCCTGGCCGTCCTGGATGCCGGCGACGCAGTGGATCCGGACGCGCGCCGCGTCCCTTTCTCGACAAATACTCGACACTGATGCGAGCGGTTCGCTAGCGTCAGGCGGCCGTGCTACATACGGATCACACCGGCGACCTCGTCGACTTTGCCGTCAAGGCCGTCGACGACGATCAGCGCATCATCACCGGCATCGCGACCACCCCGCGGCCGGACCGCTCCGGCGATGTCATCGATCCGCTGGGCGCGACATTCACGAATCCCGTGCCGCTGCTGCTCGGCCACGACAAGAACTTGCCTGTCGGCGAGGTGACCTTCGGCGCCCCGACGGCGGAGGGCATTCCCTTCACGGCGACGCTGCCGCGCATTCCCGATCCCGGCCCGCTGCAGGAACGCGTCGACGGCGCCTGGCAGGCGATCAAGGCGCGGCTGCTCAAGGCCGTGTCGCCGGGCTATCGCGCGTTGCGCGAGGCGATCACGCCGAATGCCTTTGGCGGCTGCAATTTTCTCAAGACGGAATTTCTCGAGCTCTCCCTCGTCACCGTCCCGGCGAATGCCGAGGCGACGATCACCAGCTACAAAGCGGCGGCCCCTCTGGACACCACACCCATGACGACCATACAGGAACAGATCACGCACTGGACGACCGAACGCGCCCCACTGGTGACACGGATGACGGAGATGTTGTCGCCGGACAAAACGCTGGGCGAAGTCGAACAAAAGCAGTACGACGACCTCGCCGAACGCGTGGCGGCCATTGACGCCCAGACCGATCGGTTGCGCGTGCTGGAAAAGGCGAACGTGGCGAAGGCGACGCCGCTGGCGCTGGCCACGGTGCCCAGTCCGGCGAAAGCCTTCAGCTCGATTCGCGTGGCGCCCACCACGCCACCGGGCACCGCCTGGATCCGCGCCCAGTGTGCGCGAATCGTCAAGAAGGGCGTCGATTCCGAAGCCTGCATGTACGCGGAACAACGGTGGCCGGACATGCCGGAAATCGCGATGTACCTGAAAGCCGCCGTGGCCCCGGGCACCACGACGGCCGCCGGCTGGGCGGCGGAGCTCGCGCAGCCGCGCATCGTCGACGAATTCGTCGAACTCCTCCGGCCCGCAACGGCGATCGGGAAGATCGGCCTGCACCGAGTGCCGTTCAATACGAAGATTCCGACGCAAACCGGCGGCGGGACGTACGGGTGGGTGGGGGAACAGAAACCCAAACCGGTCACGAAACTGACGTTCAGTTCCGTGACCGTGCCGTATCACAAGACGGCCGGCATTGTCGTCATCACCGAAGAACTGGCGCGGCTTTCCTCGCCGTCGGCGGAGGACTTGGTCCGTCGGGACATGATCGCGGGCATCACGACGTTCGTCGATGCCGCGTTCATCGATCCGGCGAAGGCGGCCGTGGCGAACGTCTCCCCCGCGTCGATTACCAACGGCACGACGCCGATCACGTCGACCGGGCCGCTGGGGGATCTGGTCGCGATCGCCAATGCGATGGTCTCCGCGAACATGCCGATCCAGAACCTCACGTACATCATGTCGCCCAGTAATGCGTACGTGCTGTCGTTCCAAAAGAACGCCAACGGGATCGCGATGTTTCCGGATCTGTCGGCCACCGGCGGATCGGTGAACGGCATGAAAGTCATCACGTCCGGGGCCGCCGGCACGAACGTCATCGGCCTGATCCCGGAACTCGTGCTGTATGCCGACGACGGCGGCATCACGGTCGATGTCAGCCGNGAAGCGTCGTTGCAGATGAGCGATGCGCCGATGGATCCGGCCGATGCCACCACCGTGTTCGTCTCGCTGTGGCAGAACAACTGCGTGGGGCTGCGTGCGGAGTGGTTCATTACGTGGCTGAAGGCGATCGCGGGGTGCTGCCGGTACGTCAGCGGCGCGACCTACACGGTCCCGGCCGGGCAGCTGATGGAAGCCCAGGCGGCACCGACGTCAAAAAAGGGCAACGGTTCGTAGCGCATGAAGATCGCGCTGGCCGGCTACGAGCTGCAGGTCACGAAAGTCCCGGCAGGCCTCGCGCCGGTGTCGGGTCGATCGCGGCTGGGCGGCTGGCCGACCGTGCGAGAACCGTATAGCGGCGGCTGGCAGCACAACGCGGATCTGCCCGCTGAGAGTGCGATCCGGAACCCGACGATCTTCAGCTGCGCCACGCTGATCGCGGAAACGATCGGCAAGTGCCAACTGCGCCTGGTCGAACAGGTGGAGCCGGATGTGTGGGTGCCGACACAGAATCCGGCGTACTCGCCGGTGCTGCGCAAACCGAACCGCTACCAGACCATCCAAAAATTTCTCGAGGCGTGGCTCTCGTCAAAGCTGCTCACCGGGAATGCGTTCATGTTGAAGCAACGCGATCAGCGCGGCGTCGTCGTCGCGCTCTATCCGTTGAATCCGGCGAAGGTGACGCCACTGATTGCGCCCGACGGCGCGATTTATTACGAGCTGCAACGCGACGAGCTTGCCGGCCTCACCGTCGAGCAGAGTGGGACCGATCGGTTCGTCGTGCCCGCGCGCGAGATCATCCACGATCTGATGGTGCCGCTCTTCCACCCGCTGGTCGGCGTCACGCCGATCTATGCGTGTGCCACGGCGGCGCTGCAGGGATTATCGATTCAGGACAATTCGGCGGCGTTCTTTGCCAACGGGAGCCAGCCGTCCGGGGTGATTCTCGTGCCGAAGGAAATCAGCGAACCTGACGCGGATGCACTGGCGACGGCGTGGTACACCAAGCACGGCGGCGCGAACGTCGGCAAGATCGCTATCCTCCCCGGTGGGATGACGTATCAGCCGGCGGGCGCGTCCGCCGTGGATTCGCAGCTCGTCGAACAGCTGAAATGGACGACGGAAACGATCTGCGGCGTGTTCAAGGTGCCGGCTGCCTTAATTGATAGTTCGCATGCGGCACCGTACGGCACGAGTGAACAGTTGGTGCAGCAGTTTTACAGCCAGTGCTTGCAGCCGTTGATGACGGCGATCGAATTGTCCCTCGATGAAGGCCTCGAGCTCGCGCGCCCGCTGGGCACGGAATTCAACGTCGACGACCTGTACTGGATGGACACGGCGACGCGGACCAAGGCCGCCGCCGATGCGATCGGATCGGCCAC